TGGAACTTCAAGCAATACTAACATACCAACGCTTACAGATATTCAGTTAACTACAGACCCAACTCAAGGTGCAGCCGCTGGTGGCAATCCAGTAAACGCAGCCGCCCTTTGGAAAACACGACTTACAAATACTCAACTCGCCTCGCTCACAACTTTATAACTATGGAAAATATCTTTAAACTGACTTATTCAGACAAGGCGGCAGCAGTTGCCGACCTTTACGCAAAAGGAATACTAATCGAGGTCGATGGTATTGACGGACAGAAACACGAAGCATACGGAAGCGGAGTGCAAGCTGTTGTTGAAATAGGACTTATTATGTTAACCCCTCCCGTAATGGAAGGTATGGAAGTAATCGAAGAACCTATCTACGCAGACGGCTATCACTACGATGTAATGTCAACTGAGCTTTACGAGTTCGGGGCTAACCTTGTAGAACCAAAGAACCCAAAGCACGCATTTGCTGGTCATTCAATAAAAGAGGAGTTTCCATACGAACCACAATTTTTAGGAGATGAAGCATAAAGACGCAATAGGCTCAATGTACTTTATTTGTGGTTACGCAACCGCCATTGCATTAATTTGCGAAGGCGAACACGTCTATCACAAGCTACTCGCTGCCTGTATGACATTTTACTTTACTTGGCATATCATTAATTCTTATGAAAACTAAATCTCTCTTTCTTGTTTCTATGATTACTGTGTTAGCTCCAGTTAAGCCAATGGTCTTGATGGCTATTTTTACGATCATCCTTGATATGGGCTTCGGCATTTGGAGAAGCGTAGTAAAAAACGGATGGGCATCGATACGCTCTCGTAGGCTTTCTAATACCATTTCTAAGAGCCTTTTATATAGTGGTGCAATAGTATTTATCTTTATGGTAGAAAAGTTCGTCTTAGCGGATTTATTAGGCTACTTTATTTCGGTTGATTTAATACTTACTAAAGCCTTTACTGCGTTTTGCGTATTCACGGAAATCAAGAGCATTAACGAAAGCTACTTTTCAGTTACTGGTGTTAATGTTTGGGATAAGTTTATTGCTTTTGTCAAGAGAGGCAAAGAGCAGATGGAAGAATTAAAGTAGTATGAAATTAGACATCACTAAAATTAAACAAGCTCGTTTAAAGGAGTCTCAGTTCTTTGCTGAAGAATCTCTTAAAACACAAATCTACTTGCACCATACGGCAGGAGGTGGCAACGCTGAAGCAGTTAGTAGGTACTGGAATGGAAACACGGAGAGAATAGCTACGGCATTTATTATAGGAGCTGATGGTTTAATAGTTCAATGCTTTTCGTCTAAACATTGGTCTTGGCATTTAGGTGTTGGGCAAAAGGAATTTAAAGCGCAAGGTGTACCGTACAAAAACTTAAATAAAACTTCAGTTGGTATTGAGGTATGCAACTGGGGATACTTAAAAGAAAAAAACGGAAAGTTTTATAACTACGTCAATGCTGTTGTACCTGAATCAATGGTAACAACTTTAGACACACCATACAAAGGGTACAAGCACTGGTTTAAATACACCGACGAACAAATAGAAAGCACTCGCCAGTTAGTTATTTACCTTTGCGAAACTTACGACATACCAAAAGAATACCGTTCGGAAATATTTGGACTTGACAAAGAAGCCTTTAAAAACACGAAAGGAATTTACACCCACAACTCAGTACGCAAAGACAAGTCAGATATTTACCCTTGTCCACGAATGATTGATATGCTTAAAAACCTTTAATCTATGAGAAGTTCGCTACTTATTTTGTCGCTAATATCTACTATACTTGCGACATCTTGCTCGGTAAATTACCACGTACGTAAAGCAATCAAGAAGGGTTACCGTTGCGAGGAGGTAGCAGACACTTTTGTCATTAATTCAATTGACTCAATTCCTTACGTTTTAAGAGACTCAATTATGTGGGAGAAGGTAATTGTTCAGAAAGATACAATAGTTCATTACAAGCGTTCTTTTGTGCCTAAAACACGATTGCAGACACGTATTGAATATAAGTTAAAAAGAGATACTCTGCGAATGATTGAAAAAGTAGAGGTAGTTAAGTACAAAACGGAAAAGCATAAAAACAAAAAACCTAACCTTTGGTTGTTTATCATAGGCTTTGGCATAGGATTCCTTGCTAAATGGCTTATGAAGTTTGCTAAATACACTTTATGAAGATACCAAGAATCCGCTTGAAGCAAGATGAATTTGAAATCATTGAGCAATACCGAGCGATAAAACAAGAGTCCAATGGTATGGGCTTAAACGATGCTGACGTAAAACACGGATGGCTAAAATCTCAAAAGGCTTCGTTATTCTTTAAGAATCCAAACTACAAACCAGAAGAGGAGCAGAACTACGAGAAGATTCGTCAAGATATTTTAGATGAGGTTCGTCTTTATGTACCTAAGTATCCTACGATAACACGGAATCCATCAAGTGACGGACATCTCTTAGTCATAGACCCTGCTGACATCCACATAGGTAAGCTCTGCGATGCTTTCGAAGTAGGAGAGACATATAACAACCAAATAGCAGTACAGCGTGTCTTAGAAGGAGTAAAAGGTATTTTAGACAAATCAAGCGGATTCACTATTGACAAGATTCTATTTATAGGAGGCAACGATATTCTGCACATTGATACTCCAAAACGAACAACTACCGCAGGAACTTCACAAGACACGGATGGAATGTGGTACTCTAACTTTCTAATAGCTAAAAAACTTTATGTTGAGATTCTCGAACTTCTTATCGGGGTTGCTGACGTACATTTTACTTTCAATCCCTCTAATCACGATTATACACACGGTTTCTTTCTTGCTGACGTTATTCAGACTTGGTTTAAAGATTGCAAGAACATTACTTTTGATTGCTCAATTGCACATCGAAAAGGCTTCCAGTACGGAAAGAACCTTATCGGCACGACTCACGGAGATGGAGCAAAACACCAAGACTTACCTTTATTGATGGCTACGGAGTTTCCGCTGGAGTGGAGTCAAACCAAACATCGCTATGTTTATACGCATCACGTTCATCATAAAACCTCAAAGGACTATATCGGAGTAACCGTTGAATCATTGAGAAGTCCATCAGGTACGGATAGCTGGCATCATCGCAACGGCTATGGTTACGTTCCTAAAGCAGTTGAAGGTTTTGTGCATCACAAAGAATTTGGTCAAGTAGCACGGCTTACCCATAATTTTTAGTATATTTGCCTACTTTATAGCGTAAGAGCCTCCTTAATCGGGGGCTTTTTTTGTTTATTACACTATGCAATTAGTTTGGTTTTTTGTTTAATGGGCTATACATTACACTTAATGTTGAAAATACCATAGGTACTCGGTAAAAATCCGACTATACGTGCGGTATATTACACAAAATGTCAACTTATAAGCTCAAAAAACTTGACTATTTTTCTACTTTATAGTTAAAAAAACTGGACATAATGAGCCATAAACCAACTTTAAAGTATTGATTTGGCTACTTATAACGGATATTAAGTGTTTCTCACCTACCTTAAGTAGTTTGCTTATGTAAAGAAAACGCCAAAATCTATACACGACAGATGCCTTATGTATAAAATAAGGGTATAACCTTACAAACTTTGTCGCAAAATAAGGGTAAATCCTTAAAACACCAAAAAAACTTTACGTCTGAAACCCTTGTAAAATAAAGGAATCTAAAAAAACTTTAAACATTTTGAAACTTTTTTGTTTATATATCGAATAAGTTTATATCTTTGTATAAACATTTAAACAAACGCTATGAAAGAACACACAAAACTAATGCTTGTTGAAGAGGAGAAACTTTGGCAAGAGTATGTAACCAAACGAGATACGCTTGGTGCTGACCACAAAGAAACTCAACACGCTTTTTCACTTTACAATTTAATGCTAAAACTTTTAAAAGACACGCTATGAAGACAATTAAATTTTTATTCTCGGACCTCAACCAAGATGAACGTCAGATACTTGGTGGTTTAGTTACAGTAATCGTAGGAGCAATGTTTTTAATGTGGCTTATCAGTACAGTCAAACCGCCTGTGAGAGACTTTAAGATGTTAGACACGCAAGTTCATTTTGTAAAGAAACACGAACTACCTAAGTTTTATTCTAAATACGCTAATAGAATTTACAATGAAAAATACGGAAAATAAATACTGGTATGCAGAGAAGAACTCTGATGCCTACACGCACATCTTAACAGTAGATGTTTACAACCGATGGGATGACGAACACATCGCCACAATAGATTTAATGTATCACTATAACCCAATTAACGACAATGAAAGCTGGACAGTTGAAACCGCAGAATGGAGCAAAGAACTTACAATCTCAGAAGCTGAAGATGTTATCGCAGAACTTACTCACGGAGCATCAGACCATTTCCACGAGTTTGCCTATCAGTGCTACCACTTTAACCCACACGAAGAAGGCACTTGGTTTGTTTAGAGACTATCAATTAAACTGATACTGGGATAACTTTAACTTTGATTTATATAACCGAATTTGTGAAATTAAAATGCAAGAGATATGAGATTTAAACTAACATACCAAGTAGGACTTGCAGTAGTCCAAGAGTGGATATTCACAAGCAAAGGACTTGCTTACTGGAAAAAAATGGACTTACTTGAGTCAGGAAGATTTAATGATGGACAATTTAAAGTAACACCGCTATGACACCGAAAGAAAAAGCAAAAGATTTAGTTGAGCAATTTGCATCCGTGTTGATGCACGATGAGGTTTATGAAGATTCCATTAAATGTGCATTGATTGCAGTTGATTTTGCAAAGGAATTTATTACAGGAGATTTAAGTGAAGCCTTTGACAAGTTTTTATACCTACAAGATATTAAAGAAGAAATAGAAAAGCTATGAACATAGAACAAGTAAAAGAATACATTGAGTCAGAAGGCTTAAATGGGCGCAGCAGAGAGCAGTTCTACGTCTTTAGAAGGCATTACTTATGTTGGGCATTGTACCGCTCACAAGAGCTAACTTTAGGAGAAGTAGGAAAGATATTAAACCGAGACCACTCAACCGTGCTGCATTCGATTCGCAAACACGAAGAGTTAAAGACTGATAGGTTGTATCAGAAGATGACTGAAAGTTGCGTACAACTGATGTCAGAGCCTTTGACGTTTACAAAACAAAGACGTAATATTTTTGATGACGTAGCCAAAGCTACAAACTTAGAAAAGCTACGTAGAATCAGACGCTGGAATAACGAGGGTAGGTATGACCATCAAAAAAGTTTTCAACAAGAGCAACCTATTTAAATAAATAACGTTATGTTTGTAAGAGGTGTTGCAGACCTTATAAAAAATATTATTGAAAGCTCATTAAGGAGTAGTGCTGCAACCACGAAACTTAATGGGCTTTTTTATTGCTAAAATGTTGCAGATGAGCGGATGGATTAAATTAGACAGAGAAATTACTTCTCATTGGATTTTCAAAGATGAGTGGAAATTTAGGAATTGGATTGACCTACTTACGTTGGTTAATCATACAGAACAAAAGGTAAATATCAAAGGTACTGTATTGACTTGTAAACGTGGTGAGACATTGTGCAGTTTAGACACTTTGGCAAGACGTTGGAATTGCGATAAAAGTAAGGTAAGACGGTTTTTAAAGTTGTTGGAAAGTGATTCAATGATTGAACTAAAATCGGAACACATAACGACACGGCTAACTATCTGTAAATATGATACTTATCAAGGTGAGCGAAACGCAGATGAAACGCAAGTGAAACTCAAACAAAAAGCAAGTGAAACGCAAGTGACACCAAACAAGAATGATAAGAAAGAAAATAACAATACTATACCTGAATTTTCTGAGTTTTTAGCTTACGCTTTAGAAAAGAAACCTAAAATCAACCAGCAAGATTTACGACTTAAATACGAAAGTTGGAAAGAGAGCGACTGGAGTATAAATAGAAATGGTAAATTGCAGCCTATTTCAAATTGGAAGACAACGCTATTAAATACGCTTCCTTATCTTAAAGAAATAAATTTTGCAAATGCTTCATATGGTTTAACTAATGATTGGGACGGATAGTTATGTACAAGAAATTAACTGATTTAAATGCTGAGATGTTTAGCATTAGACACGAGAAAAATGTCAGAGGTAAATCAATTGGTTGGGATTGGGATATGCTTCCAATTACAATTAAAGAAGGAACTACAACTTACATAGGAGCTGCACCTGCATCGGGTAAAACGGAGCTTTGGTTTGAGATACTTATAAACCTTTCGTGTTTACACGGTTGGAATCACGTTATCTTTTCTCCTGAGACTGGCAACTCTGCTGAGATATTTTCGGAACTATGCTACAAGTTTATAGGTAAGCCATATGTTCAAGGGCAAACCTCAATGACAAATGGTGAGCAAGTAAGCGCAGAAATGTTTATCAACCAACATTTTATAGTTATAGACCCGATTGATGAGGATTTGACCATAAGCAAGTTTTATGATTTAGTTGATGAGATAGAACGCAAAGAGCAAATTACTATTCACACTACAACTATTGACCCGTGGAATGAGCTTACGGAGGAGTTTATATCTTCTGATTTAGGACGTGAAGACAAGTATTTAAGTAGGATATTAGGACAAGCACGAAAAAACGCACGAAAGACGAATAGACATAATTGTATTATTAATCACGTTAGAGACCAACCAATGATAACTGGCAAGTCAATAGCAGGAACTGAACTTAGATACTTTCCAATTCCTACGGCAAGAGATTTCGCAGGTGGTCAGGTATGGTTTAGAAAAGGTTTAAGCGTATTAATTCCGTGGAGACCTCCTTACGGATTAGCTAACGAAGATGGAAGCGGAGTAGAAAAAAACGAGGTACATTTGAAAGTAGCCAAAAGCAAACCAAAGGGAGTAAGTAAAAACGGAATATATAAGCTATTTTTGGACGTTGATAAATACCAATACTATATGCTTGATTATAGTGGTAATCGTGTTTATGCAAATAGAACTCCAACTAACAAACAATTTTCAATCTAATGGACTTAGGACTACAAAAAATCAAAACAGGAGCAAACCTTTGGGCTATTAAAAAACGAATCCAAAACGCACGAGAGCAAATACTAAAAACAAGACCCGAAGCAACTGATTACATACAAGGCGCAGAACAAAGCGAAGATGAGCTATTAGAAGCTATTAGCTTTTTGACAAACCTTTACGAACACGCAGTAAGTTTAAGCCGAGAGAACACAATTTTAGCCAATAGAAATATGGAGCTGAGTAGACAAAAACACGAACTTGAAAACCAAATAAAGCATAACCAAATAGAAAACTTATTATGAAAAGAGAAAAGAAACTTATTGCCTTAGCAGCATTTTTGCCAGTATTAGCTGACTTCATTGAAGACCTTAATGACCAGTCCGTCTTTCGTCAAGGACTAAAAAACAAAGCCAATATGTTAGCTGATGAGATTCAAAAGACTGACCGTTTAGTTTTACGAATAGACGAAGAACACGCAGAGCAAGTATTTAACGAGCAGGTAGACTTGCAGAGAGCATTCAGAATTTGGATAGATGAAAGCATTACTTTATGAGATGCAAGAACTGCAAGGAGAAGTTTGAGCCTATCCGCTTTAATCAAAAATACTGCTTTAATAAGATGTGTGTAAATGCTTGGGTGCAAGAAGCTACCATAAAGAACTGGCAAAAGAAAAAGAAAGCAATGCAGCAGGATTTAGAAACGGTTCAAGACCTTGTAAAAGCAGCTCAAATGGTATTTAACAAATACATCAGAGAGCGAGACAAAGACGAACTCTGCATCTCTTGTAAGCAGAAACCAAAGAAAGAAAACGCAGGGCATTTCTACAACGCTAACAACCATTGGAACGTAAGATTTGACGAAGATAATGTTCACTTACAATGTGAAAAGTGCAATAGTTACTTATCAGGCAACCTTATTGAATACCGTCAACACCTACTGACTAAGATTGGAACGGAAAGATTTAATCAACTGGAAGCAAAAGCAAGAGTAACACGAAAATTTACAAAAGACGAATTAAAAGAAATAATTAAAACCTATAAACAAAAGATAAAAGATGCAGGAAAGTGACTTATTTGATTTACTAAAAAAAGGATTTATACTTGATCTTGAAAAATCAAAGGATCAGTTTAGTAGATGGGATTGCGTAAGTCACAAGTTTGCATACCGAATAGAGCTAAAATGCCGAAAGACTCACTACAATAAATTAATGTTAGAGCGTGACAAGTATTTTGCATTGATTTTATCTTACGTTGAAACTGGGTACAAACCTTTGTATATCAACTCAACACCAAAAGGAGTGTATGTTTTTGATTTGAGTGAATTAAATCCTGAATGGACTACCGATACACGAATGCCAAAGACAACGGATTTTGACAATAACAATAGAGTTAAGAAGACTTACACGCTACTCGAAATAAAAAATGCTAAAAAAATAAACTAAATTGATATTTGTATCTAAATAATCGATATATTTGTCTAAACATTTAATTTTTACGCTATGAAAAGTTTACTAAAAGTTCAGGCAGAACTAAAATGCCCAAAAGGTTCTTTCAACTCGTTTGGAAAGTACAAGTATCGAAGTGCCGAGCAGATTCTTGAATCACTCAAGCCGCACCTACTCGCAAACGAACTAATGTTATTCCTTACTGATGAGATTGTAGCAGTAGGAGACAAGCTATTTTTAAAGGCTACGGCAAGTGTTTGGGATGCCAAAGGAGCAAATGTACAAACGAATGGTTTTGCAGAGCTTGGAGAACACAAAGGAATGTCATCGGAGCAATGCACTGGCACTGCATCAAGCTACGCTCGTAAGTATGCTCTTAATGGTTTATTCTTAATTGACGAGACTGAATCCGACCCTGATTCTAAAGACAACTCAAAGACGGAGAAGAAACTACCTGCCATTGATCAAAAGCGATTTGCAGCAGCAGTACAAGCCATTGCAAAAGGCGAATACACTCGTGAAAAGCTTGAAGCATCGTTCTCTTTAACGGAAGGTCAAACGGATATGCTTAACGCATTATGAAGGCTCTCAAAATTAGGTGTTCAGCTATCGGGAAACTGATGGCTACACCTCGCTCTAAAAGTGAGTTCTTGTCTCAGACGGCAAAGACTTACATTCACGAGTTAGTGTTAGAACATAAATACGGCATCAAGAAGGAGTTTAGCTCACGTTACACGGACAAAGGAATCCAAGTTGAAGATGATGCTATCTTGTTAGTCAATGATGTCTTAAACGTAAAGTTTATTTACAAGAATGAGGAGCATTTTACAAACGATTGGATAACTGGCACACCTGACGTAAACACGGAGGATGTATTGTTAGACGTTAAAAGCTCTTGGGATGCTACTACCTTTCCGTTTTTTGACACCGAAATTCCTAACAAGGACTATTTTTACCAACTTCAAGGATATATGTGGCTCACAGGAAAACAACAGTCAATGCTTTGTTACTGCCTTGTTGATACTCCTATTGAAATGGTAGAAGACGAGATCAGACGAGCGCATTGGAAACTGCACAAGATTGACGAGGATTTAGATTTGCGTGAAGAGGTAGAGACTAAACATCAGTTTTCACACATACCTAAGAATCGAAGAGTCAAAGTATTTTATGTACAAAAAGACGAACAAGTAATTGAGCAGATAAAAGAAAAGATAGAACTTGCTCGTGAGTATTACAACGCACTAATTCAAATGCTATGAACCAAGAAGTAACCGACAAAGTAGTTTTATCCGTTATGGCAAAGTATGCTGAACGCTCAGCAACTGGGCTAAAGAAATACGGAACTACATTAGACCGAGAAGATTTAACGCTTGACCAATGGATAAACCATTTGCTTGAGGAGTTGATGGATGCAACGCTTTATTTGAGCCGTATTAAAAAAGAGATTGAGCTGCATTACGTCAAAGGTTTTTCAGACGGCTACCGAGAAGCGAAAAACACGAAACAAAACAAACAAGGATAAGGGGTAAAAATTGCCACATATCTTAAAACGAAATGTAAACTAAACAACAAGACAATGAAAACAGCAGTAGAATGGTTAGCAGAGCAAATGTTATGGAATGAATTTCATAATCCATATTTAGACCAAGCCAAAGAAATGGAGAAGGAGCAGATAGGTGATGCTTATGAAAGAGGATTTAATCAAGGATACAGAGACCCTGAATTTTTAAATACAAATGATTCAGATGATGAATAAAATAACCTTTAAACAACAAGAACAATGCAAGTGTGGTCAGCCAAAAGTTGGTGGATATAGTTGCCAAAGAACGGATTGTAATCAAACCTTTAAACAACAAGAACAATGCAAGTGTGGTCAGCCAAAAGTTGGTGGATATAGTTGCCAAAGAACGGATTGTAATCAAACCTTTAAACAACAAGAACAATGAAACTAAACAAAGACGACCGCAGAGAAGAAATGGCTGCTATTGGCACAATGATACTGGTAACAGTAATCGCAATTATTTTAGTAATCAATTTAATTTTTAACATATAATGGAAAACAAAACAAACACAGGAGCAATCTTTAAGAACACGAACAAGAGAATGGACAACCATCCTGACTACAAAGGAAAGGTAAACGTAAACGGTAAAGAGATGGAAGTTGCTTTATGGATAAAAGAAGGCAAAGCAGGTAAATTCTTTTCAGCATCATTCAGCGAGCCGTATGTAGCTTCTACTGAAGAGCGCAGACCTGTTGGAGATAGTATTGACGATGATCTTCCTTTTTGATGTACATAGACGATGACACACTCCGAAAACAACTGCATAGGATACTGCTTGTAAAAACACGAAACCAAATAGTCCAAGACATAAAAGCCAAAGGACTAAAGATGCACCAGTTTCAGTTAAACAACTTCCTTCAGCGAAAAGACGTAACCTTATCAACCTTACACAAGATAGATAACTACGTTTCACGAGAAATTTACTTAAACAATTTAGAGCCACTTTAACAGGTGGCTTTTTTTATTTATTTGCGTGATTAGAATTTAATCCTATATTTGTTTAGAATTTAATCAAATGGATGCACTTAAAATATTAGCAGACCACCACAAAGAATGGGTTAAGATAGTCCGTTCATTTGGAGAGTATGACCTTGCAGAAGACGTTGTACAGGATGTTTACCTAAGAATTGTCAAGTACAATTACGAGGAGAAGATACTCAAAGACGGAAGACCAAACATTGCTTTAATGTGGATGATGCTTCGCAACCGAGCATTTGAAATAAACAAAACTGGTAGTGTTCAGTTTTTATCATTAGACGAAGTAAGAGGAGTTGCAGACGAAGACTCAGAGTTAGAAAAACACGAAGCCTTAGAAAAAATACACCAAAGAATAAACGAAGAGATGGATAACTGGCATTGGTATGATTCAATGTTATTTAAAGTCTACAAGGAAGGCAACGCATCAATGAGGGATATAGCTAAAGACTCAGGCATCTCACTCACTTCGATATTTAACACGCTAAAAAACTGCAAGGAAAGATTAAAAGATGAGGTAGGCGAGGACTACGAAGATTACAGTAATAACGATTTTGATTTATTATGACATTTAGTGTTGGAGATATAATTAGAGACGTTGAAGATGGAGACTGCTATTTTGAAGGTCAGGTAACCGAGATAGAAAAAAACGAAGTAACCAAGTACAGGCTACTGAAAATTATTTGGAGCGGAGAAGAAGATAAAGACTGTAAAGATTTGAATACTATAATAGAGCCACGATGGTGGTACATAACTAAAAAATAAATATGACATTTAAAAATATACTCGAAGTATTAGAGCGAGAGCTTGAAACACGAACTGAAAGAGCTAAGGAGTTTTACGGAATGTATTGCAAACTGGAAAAGGAAAACAAAAAGCTGAAACAAGAAAACGAAATGCTCCGTAAGGATTTAGCAGAATTAAGTAAAGAACATTTTAAAAAATAAACAATGGCAACAAAGAAAAAAGCACAAGGGTTAGGAGATACCATAGATCAAATAACCGAAGTAACAGGAATTAAAAAGCTCGTTAACTTTATAGCGGGAGAGGACTGCGGATGCGAAGAGCGTAAGCAAAAACTCAATGAGTGGTTTCCATACCGCAAACCCGAATGTCTAACTGAAGAAGAGTACAACTGGCTTACGGAAACACGAATCCTTGAAAGAGAAACATTCAAACCAACCGAAGTGACACAAGTAAAAGAAATCTATTCAAGAATAATGAAAGTACGTTTAGAGCCATCCTCTTGCGCTTCTTGTTTCAGAGAGATAGTATTTAACCTAAGAAAGATTTATCAAGCATACGAATCATAATATGAAAGTAGATAAAGTTAAAATCAGCGAGGTAAAGACGAACCCAAAAAATCCACGTTTAATCAAAGACGATAAATTCCGTAAGTTAGTCAAGTCAATACAAGAGTTCCCTCAAATGCTGGAGCTACGACCTATCGTAGTAGATGAGAACAACATTGTGCTTGGCGGAAATATGCGTTTAAAAGCGTGTAAGGAAGCAGGTATGAAAGAAGTGTTTATTGTGAAGGCAGAGAACTTAACCGAGCTGCAAAAAGACGAATTCATAGTCAAAGACAACGTAGGCTTTGGAGAATGGGACTGGGATATCTTAGCGAATGAATGGAATACTGAAAAGTTAGACGAGTGGGGCTTGGATTTGCCTATTATTTTAGGTGCGGATGAAGATTTAGAGCTAAAAGATTTAAGCAGCACTATTGATAATCTTTATCGTATTGAAGTTATTTGTAAGGATGAGGAACACCAAGAAAATACTTATAACAAATTAATTGAGGAGGGTTACGAATGCCGACTTTTGACATTATAAAAGAATCCAAACCAAGTAAAACTTTTAGAGTTGCTTCGGTTATTGGTAAGTTTGATTTACAATCAGAAAACATTGTAGAACACTTTAAGGGAGACATAAACATTCCTGAACAATGGCAAGTAGGTTTAATTGTAGGAAAAAGCGGAACAGGAAAAACTACAATAGCCAAACAATTATTTGAAGATGCTTACGTAACATCCTATGAATACACGAAAGAAACTGTATTAGATGATATGCCAAAAGAATGTAGTGTAGAACAAATAACATCTGCATTTAATTCAGTAGGGTTTTCAAGTCCACCAAGTTGGTTAAAACCTTACTCAGTTTTAAGTAATGGACAAAAGATGCGTGTTGACTTAGCACGTGCAATTTTAGAAGAGCAGAAGTTTTTTGTATTTGATGAGTTTACAAGCGTTGTAGATAGAAACGTTGCACAAATAGGTTCATTTGCTATGCAGAAAGCAATTAGAAAAACGGATAAAAAGTTTATAGCAGTTACTTGTCACTTTGACGTACAAGATTGGCTAATGCCTGATTGGGTATTTAACACCGATACGATGACCTTTCAAAGTTTTGAAGGGCAAAAAAAAAATAGACCAGATATCAAATTTGAAATATTCAATTACGGAGATAAAAGCATCTGGAAAATGTTTGCTAAGCACCACTATTTAAGCCATTCGCATAACAACGCTGCAAATGTATTTATAGCAACAGTAAACGATGAGATAGCAGGATTTATAAGCATACTTCACTTTCCGCACCCAAAGGTAAAGAATATGAAGAAAGTACATAGATTGGTTATATTGCCAGATTATCAAGGTGCTGGCATTGGATTAAAATTATTAAATGAAATTGGAAAATTATATAAACAAGAACAACAAAGATTTAATATAATGACTTCTGCACCAAGTTTAATATTTGCATTAAAAAAATCAAAGCAATGGGATTGCGTTAGATATGGTAGAGTATCAGAAGCAAAAAAAGGTGTTTTAGAAGGAACTACTTCAAAGAATAGAATAACTGCATCATTTGAATTAAAATAATTAGAGATAAATTAGAAAGATGGCAAACGAAGAAAACTTAATACCTGCTAAAAAAGGTGAGGTAAGAAACCCAAACGGAAGACCTAAAGGCGCAAAGAACCGAAGCACAATAGCACGTCAATGGTTAGAAGTAAATCAGTCGCTAAAGAACCCATTAACAGGCGAGCAGGAAACTATGAGCCAAGAGGATTTAATGACGTTAGCGTTGATTAAAAAGGCACGTGAGGGCGATGTAGCTGCTTACAAAGCATTGATGGATTCAGGCTATGGCGCACCGCTTCAGCAAGTAGAGCAAACAATAACCGAGTTACCACTATTTCCTGATGTACAAGAGGACAACGGCAACGAATAAGGTACTGGCTTTAAAGAAGCGTATTAAGATTGTTCAAGGTGGAACGTCGGCTTCAAAAACGTACTCAATCCTTGCTGTGTTAATTGACAAGGCACTACGTAAAGACGGACTCGAAATAAGCATAGTAGCAGAAAGCATACCTCATCTAAGAAGGGGAGCATTAAAAGACTTTGTTAAAATACTAAAATGGACAAACCGATTTTATGACCAACAGTTAAACAAGTCGCTGCTTACATATCATTTTAAAAACGGAAGCGTAGTAGAGTTTTTCTCAGCAGATGATGCTTCTAAGCTCAGAGGTGCAAGACGTGACATCTTGTACATTAACGAGTGCAACAACGTAACCTTTGAGTCATACAATGAGCTTTCAATACGTACAAAGCAAGAGGTGTATTTGGACTTTAACCCTGCCAATGAGTTTTGGGTACACAAGGAACTAAAAGACGAACCAGACACGGACTTTATAATCTTAACCTACAAAGACAACGAGGCACTTGACGAATCAATAGTCGCACAAATAGAAAAGAACCGAGACAAAGCAGCTACAAGTTCTTACTGGGCAAATTGGTGGAGGGTGTATGGTCTTGGTGAGGTAGGCAGTCTTGAAGGAGTAGTCTTTAACAACTGGAAAGAAATTGACACCATACCAAAAGAGGCAAAGCTCATAGGAATAGGATTAGACTTTGGATACACGAATGACCCTACGGCAGCAATTGAGATTTACAACTATAACGGAACACGGATAGTAAACGAACTTGTTTACCGCACTGGAATGGTAAATTCCGACATCGCTAAGATACTTCCGTCAGGTGTTATTATTTACGCAGATAGCTCAGAGCCTAAATCAATAGAAGAAATCAGAAGGCAAGGCAAAACAATTAAAGGAGTAACGAAAGGAGCTGACTCAATCAACTACGGTATTGATGTAATGCAAAGGCAAGACTATTTAGTAACTAAGCAAAGCACAAATCTGATCAAAGAACTACGCTCCTATTGTTGGGATACTGACAAGCAAGGTCAACGAATGAGAAAACCAATAGACCACTACAATCACGCTATAGATGCGCTTAGATACCACGAGATGGAAGCACTCGGACTAAAATCAAACTATGGACAATACAACATCCGATGAGCTGCCTAAAATGATTAGGGTAGTAGAGCAATACATCAAAGACAAGACAGGCAAAAGAGTCAACATTGTATTCAATGACCTCTTTAACGTCAGAAGGCACACTCAGATGCTGGCTCAGGCTTATGCCTATGTGTTACAAAAAGACGAATCACAAGTTAAATAATTATGGAAGTACAAATAAACGTACCATCAACACTAAACGAAATCCCACTAAAGCACTATCAGGACTTTCTGAAGGTGCAGCGTGACTCTACTGACGAGGAGTTTGTAGCTCAAAAGATGGTAGAGATATTCTGCGGAATCCGATTAATAGAAGTAGCCAAGATAAAGCTGACTTCACTAAACGAATTGATAGCACACTTTACGCAACTGTTTAATCAAGTGCCTAAATTCACACCTAAATTTATGATAGGCGATATTGAGTTTGGCTTTATTCCTGAACTTGAAGAGATAACCTTTGGAGAGTACGTTGATTTAGATTCACATTTGCAAAGCTGGGATAAATTCCACAAGGCAATGGCAGTTTTGTACCGCCCTATAAAAACACGAAGTGGAGATAAATACGAGATAGCAGAATACAACCCTAACAAAGATATGGAGGAGCTAATGCAGTACGCACCATTAGACGTATGTATTGCAGCATCGGTTTTTTTTTGGACTTTAGAAAGCGACTTACTGCAAGCTACTCTGAATTATTTGGAGACGGAGATGAAGAAGGAGAAGAACCTGTCGCAGACTTTAGCGAAACAACTCAATTTAGCAAACGATGGGGATGGTATCAGTCACTTTATGCACTCGCTAAAGGAGATGTCACAAAGTTTGACGACATCGCCAAGTCAAGGGTTACTAAATGTCTTACCTATCTCACATTCGAAAAGCAAAAAAACGAAATTGAACAACGGCAACTTGAAAGACAACTAAGACGATGAAAGGATTTTACGATATAACGAACAAACTTAAAACACACTTTATAGCTGACCCTATTGTAAACACAGTAACGGAAGGAGACATCTTTGAGGTGGACTTAAACAAGCAGACAATCTTTCCGCTTGTACATATGATGATCAACAACGCATCGTTTGAAACCAATGTTGTGCGCTTTAACGTAAGCCTCATTGCGATGGACATTGTTGACATAAGCAAAACTGCAACGACTGACGTGTTTATAGGCAACTCAAATGAGCAAGATGTACTCAACACGCAATTGGAGGTCTTAAATCGAGCGTATGCGCTAATGCTACACGGAAACTTGTGGGATGATAAGTACGTTGTTGATGGCAACCCTACTTGTGAGCCGTTTACTGAACGCTTTGAGAACTTTATGGCAGGCTGGACTATGACACTTGACATACTTATCCCTAACGAGGTAACAATCTGCTGATGCAAAACACGGAGGTTCAAAAGGAATTAGAACGCTTTAGAGACTATGTTGTTAGTCAATCAAGGCGCAACCTTTCAAGGCTACGTAAAAACTCGTCTAAACGCTTGTATCAATCAATTCAAGGCAAAGTAAAGACGATGCCTAACTCTATATCAATTGAGTTTGAAATGGAAGACTACGGAGTGTTTCAAGATGCAGGTGTTTCAGGTAAGAAAAAGAAGTACAACACACCTTACTCCTATAAATCAAAGATGCCTCCTCCAAAGGCTTTTGACAAATGGATAGTTAAAAAGGGATTAGCACCAAGAGACAAGGGTAAGTTTAAAAGCAGAAAGAGTTTGTCATTTGCAATCGCTCGTAGTGTATTTATGAACGGTATAAAACCGAGCTTGTTTTTTACTAAACCGTTTGAGGCAGCTTACAAGCGACTACCTGAGGAGCTGGTAGAAAAATACGGACTTGATGCTCTAAAATTATTCAATGAACAAATAGACCAAATACAAAAACAAAATGGCTAACATATTTACAAGGAGTCCACACATCGTAGAAATAAACGTAGCAGGGCAAGTAGAAACCAAGATAGAACTTTACTTGTGGAACTCAGGTTCAATGCCGAGCTCACCACAGTACGTTTTAAGCAAGTTAATTGCTGCGACTAATGCTCCTACAACCTATTACGATTTATCGCCTTACATCAGCGAGTTTATAGACCACAACAATCTACAAACGCAACCTGCTACAACGGCAGCTACTCCGACAAATCAGTACGTAAATTTCTTGTATAGAAAGTACAGGAGAATCGGAAGCACCTTTGCACAAACTGGTTCTGATGTTACTGGCTTAGGCTTTAACGGATTTGGATACTATGCAGAAGGAAGCAACCCTGTTTTATTTGATGTCTTTTCTGATAACACGAATTACTATTATAACCCTATAAACAACGTAGGATGGTTTACGGCTTACACAGGTGGCAATGTAGCCAAAGTGAAATACACGAATTATAGTACGGCAGCAACGCAAACTATAACCCTAAGCGTAAACGCAGTAAGAGACGTTGTAAGAGTTTATGCAGGGTGGGAGGCAGTAGGTAATAAGGTTGAGTTTTTAAATTCAGCAAACGCAGTTTTATGGACTTCCAATGTTTACCCAAAAACGGAATGTAAATATACTCCAGTTCAGATTGACTTTGTAAATAAATACGGAGCGTGGCAGAGAGAGTGGTTCTTCAAAGCAAGTTACGATACCTTAAACGTTGAAAACACGGAGTATAACCTAATGCAAAGCACGTTCCCTAACTACCTATTAACCGAAGGACAAAGAGAAGTGTTTAATGCTAACGGAAAGCAAACAATCAAAGTAAACACGGACTGGGTAGATGAAACCTTTAAGGAGAAAATTAAGCAGCTAATGTTAAGCGAAAAGATACTTGTAAACGAAACTGCTGCGAAGCTAAACACTAAGTCAATGGACTTAAAGAAATCCATAAACTCGAATCTAATCAATTACGAGATGGAGTTTGAATTTGCTTACGACGTTATTAACTCAGTAATGTAATGAGCAGAGAGGTACACTTATACGTCAGTACAACACGCTACCAAAATATAACTACATCGGTAGTCAATAACTTCTTTCAAAGCGTTACTAATGCTGGAGGAGTATGCGAAAGCGGTCAATGTATGATTGACTATCTTAACTCGTTAGGCGGTTTGTTTGACAACTATGAAAACTCGGAAAGATTAGAACTATTCAATGACGAAACAATAAACCTAACAAGTACAGTACAAAACGTTCAAGACATATCTAAAACCTTTACGGACTTTTCGCAGAGCTTTACAATTCCTGCCAGTGATCATAACAACCGAATCTTACAGCATTTTTATCAGTCAGATGTTAACGCTTTATTTGATTATAACCTTAGATTAGATTCCTTTATTGAGATTGACTTGACTTTCTTTAGGAGGGGTAAGTTGCAAGTAGAAAAGTCGAACCTAAAAGACGGAAGACCTGAAAGCTACACTGTAACATTCTACGGTGAT